GTTCGGGAAGTAGGTATGGACCTGCTGGTAAGCTTCCTCGTAGCGGACGCGCCCCTTTCGGCGGACGAACTCAATAAAGCGATCAGCGGCAAGCGAGTCCTCCGTGCGGCCGATGCGGGAGAAGACCTTGGGCAGGTCAGTCTCCACCCCCTTGAGCATCTGGTCCGCGACTTTGAGGTCCTCGGCTTCGATGATAAGGTCGTCCCGGCGGGAGGCAGCTAGGATCATCGCGAGCTTGTGGACGTGGGTTTGCTTGCGGGCAATGTGTCCCATTACTAGGTCGTCGTCGTAATGGGCCTTGGCCTCGGTCCACAGGTTCACATACCACTCGCTGCCCCACTTATAGGCGGCGGGAGTGAGGATGTATTCGCCCACGAGATTGACGGCGATATGCTCCAAGTCATGTATGAGCCTCCGCCTAAGTTCGTCGTGGCCTTCCTGTATGTTAAGCTTAGGGTAAGGCACGAATCTCTCTTTCTCGTCGCCATAGAGAAACACACAGCGAGATGCAAAACCCCCGGATACCGCACTCTTGGGCATGTTATCCGAAATCCAGCTAGGGGTCGTCGCGCCGAAAAGATTAATCCACGGGCTGTCGATAACGTCATTCCCAGACATCTTAGTAATCTTTTCATATTTCTTGTCTCCATCCCAAAGTTCGATGAACAGGTTGATGAGGTCTTGATCCTTAGGGTTTATAAGGGAGCCAAGTTCGCGGGAGACCAGAGTCACCGCCGACATCGGAACCCACTCGTCGCCGAAAGGGAAGCTCTCGCTGGCGGCTGCGAAGGCCCCGACGAGCGCTTGCCAAGTGATGTTGTTGGGGCCGAACTTGATGCCAGGGACCTCGCGGAGGAGGTTCATACTGAGGTCCGCCGTGGTCGACTTCGTGATGACTCCCGGCGGGCCAACTAGGATGATGAACAAGCCGGGGGTCCAACGGAACTGGTCCTGATCAATCCACACGTGCTTGCGCAATGCACCTGCAATTGCACTAATCGCTGCCCAAGCTCGCATGATCTTAGGCGACTCCATGTGGCTAGTGTATTGCAGGAAGGCAGGGATCCAATCTGGAAAGTAGCGTTCAGACATCGCGCAGCCAAGCTGCACTGATGTTGTTGTTACGACAGAAGAAGCGAAGTTCTTCTGCGCTTCCTGTTGCAAAGCTCAGTTCGCGAATTCCGCAAGCTCCACATTGAGGCACCATTACTGTAGTGCTTCCGTCTTCTGGCCATGCCCATTTACATTCTCGGCAGAAATACAGTTTATATTTCTTCATACGCAGCCTCCCCAAGATTCGCGGCTGATCTTAACTCCAGTAGGAATGATCAGTGGATCATCGTAGGGGATAACGATCTTCGAAACTTCCTTAAGTTTGCTCACTAGTTCTTCCTCTCTGCTGGTTGGTAGTTGCCCTGCGAGTGAGTCGTGCACCTGTAGGAGAACCTCTACCTCTGGCAGCTCGCGGTAGATCGCGAGCCAAATGCGATTGATCAGGCCGCCGACCGTTGACTGAGGTATCCAGGCGACCGCCTCCGGCAGGATGTCGTTAGTCCTGTCGAAGATATGCCAACGATAGCCGAACTTGTTCTCTACGAAGCGGTGTCGGCGGATTTGCTCTTCTACTCGTGTATGTAAGTTCTTGATACCAGGATGAGCACCGAACCAAAGCTTCTGTGCACGATCTACTTCATGTATCGTCCGTCCGGTGTGGGCAGCAACTGTTTTTGCAGACCCCACATAATTAGTTGCGTGGCAGAATACTTTCGCAAACTCTCGTCGATGCTTCCTAGGCCCACGATGATCTGGATACTTTGGATGACCTTCCACCAGCTCTTCCAGGGGGGGTAATTCCTGCCCATCGAGGACGTATACGTTAAGCAAATGAACATCCGCTCCCGTCCGGAGCGCGGCTTTAAGAATTTCATCATTAGCCTCCCAGGCAACCACTTGCAAATCCGCACGATCCAGGTCCATATCGAAGAACGTGCAGCCCGCGTCAGGGCCAAACATACTGCGTATGTTAGGTAAAGCAAAATCCATAGAGCCTCTAGCAGAAGCCTTGCCAGCAGACTTCGACTTATCCGAAGGGATAGTCTGAAGATTACCGCCGCTTCCGAAAGCATTTTCCGAGCTTGAGAGTCGATACGAGTATGGCGCACTTTTACCTTCGGCATCTCCTGCAATGTTGAAAGAACAGCGCATCCGACCATCATGGTCGAGGCGCATTAGAACGAAATCTTTGAGCCACTTGTTGAGCGTGCGGATGTCCGCGACTGCGTTGCAGATGGGCTTGAGCAGCGGCTCACGGTTCCCGACCAAGGTCAGGGCTTCGTCGTCCATCGTCGGGCGCATCTTGAGGGATCCTTCGGCATCCTTCACTCGCTTCATCACGGGCTTTTGCAGGAGGTCGTCGTAGAACAGCGCCATCATTTGCTTTGGCGAGCCTACGTTGATGGAATGGCCCAGGATGCTGTAGAGGAAGCCCTCCCGCGAGGACAGCTCGCCTTGGATGTCCGCCGCGAGGCGGTCTCGGTTCTCTGGGATGACTCGAATTCCCTTCAGCATCGCCCGAAGGACGGGCCAGAAGAGAGCTTGCTGGACAGCGTCGACCTCTGTGAGGTTCATCTTCGCGAGGGTGGCGGTTAGGACCTCCCCGACCTCGCGAGTGTAGACACAGTCCTGGCAGTTGTAGTTCCAGTTCCGTTCGTCCGTAAGCTTCCCATCGGTGTTCTTACCCTCGTCTTTCCAGTAAACGTAATGGTCTGCATACATGCTGCCGAGGAAGCTCAGGCCCTTCGGGAGGGCGCAGAACGCAGAGTGCTGGCTGATCATCGTGTCTTGGCAGCGTTCGTGCTGGCTGCCGGGGACGAAGAGCCAATGGCGGGCGATATACTGGGCGTCGTAGAGGCCGTTCTGCCAACGGATATGGACCTTGGGATGCGTGAATAATTGGCGGAGCTTCCAGATAATCTGAGTCTCTTCCTCTTCGCTCCAGTATCCCTCGCTGTTTGCGCGAGACATGAAGGGGATACAGAGAGCGTCGATGCGGGACCAGGAGAAACCGAGGCAGGAAATATGCCCGACCTTGGTCTCGATGTCGAAGTCGAGCCAGACTGCTTCGTCTCCAAAAATCGCTTGCTGCTCTACCATAAGCAACGTCTTCATAACCTCAGCGAAGCCTGGCTTTATGCGGAAGTTCCAAGCCGGGGGGGAGTAGCCAGAGAGGGCGCGCTTCGCTCGCTTAAAGTCGAGGACGACGAGCCGGCGCTGGGGCCATTCCCGCTGCACGCTGGCGGGGTGGATAGTCGGGATCAGGCGGTGGCCGGTAGAGGACTTAAGGTGGCTCCCGCGCCATTTAAGGATGCCCCAATTACCAGTAAGGGCCCACATGCTGAGATTGCCTACCGTGATGATGACCTCTGGCTGGACCATCTCGATCTCTTTCAGGAGTCGCTGGTAGCCTTCCAGAACAATCGGCAGGACATATCTGTCGCGTAAGGGAAGGTGGGCCGCCGTGATGTCCTTTTTCCTTAGCGCTACCCAAGCCCCCAGGAAGTTGTTCAGTGGGCGATAGTTCACGACGTTGCTGACGTAGCAGTCGGAGCGCAGAATCCCGGCCTCCCCGAGCATCCGATTTAGCTCTTGGCCAGAGGCTCCGACGAACGGGCGGCCTTCGCGTTCTTCCTGCTCTCCCCAGCACTCTCCAATCAGCATGAACTTCGCTGGGATTGGTCCGTCACCGTGATTTGGCACTTAGAATCCTCCCAATTTCTTGCCGCACTCTTGAACAGCTCTAGCCATGACGTAGTTTAGCTCTTCCTCTGTTAGCTCAGGATGCTTCTCCTTGAATCTAGCCTTTACAGCAGCCAGTGTTTGTCGCATACTAGCTGCTAGTGCCTTTGTGCGACGCTGAGCTACCTCTTCATACGCATCGTCGCTGTAATCGTTAGCCATTATACCTCCAGTGCTAGCTGTTGATCCAGCGCCTTTAAGCGCGCTAGCGCGATGCCGTAGCTGGCGGGGTCCTGCTCGATGCCGGTAGCAAGGACCTTAAGTTCGTGCGCTGCCGGGAATATAGGTCCGCTCCCGCAGAACGGATCGAGGACTCGGTCGCCGGGGTGGATGCTGCGAGCAAGGAGGTCGATGAATAGGTTCACAGGCTTCTGGGCTGCGTGCCCGAGTTGCTTGTCAGGGGGGTAGATCAGCACGTCGCCCTTTAGATGATTCACGAACTTCTTACCCTTAACGGCGTAGAGGATTAGATCATACTGCCGTTGGGGGCCGTTCTGTGGCCAAGGAGCGCGAGCGGCGTTAGGCTTGTGGTAGATCAAGGGCGTGCGGAACACTTGCCAGCCAGCGGCCACGAACATATCTTTGCAGTCGTAAAAATGGTCTATATCGCAGAACCAATATAGATGTGCCTGTGGTTTGGCGACGCGAATAAAATGAGTAGCACATACCTTCAGAAGCTCATAGAAGTTGTCCAGCGAGTCAGTGTAACCGTGCCCCCCGCCGCTGCCGCCGGCTCCACCGCTGTCCCCGAACTCGTCCGCTCCTATTCCATAGGGCGGGTCCGTTAGGATCACGTCGAATTTCTCAGAGTGCTCTTCGGCCAGAAGCCATACCAACGCGTCTTCGCAGAGCGCTGTGTGCGACTTGCTGCTAAAGGTCGCACCGACGCTTTCCGCGAGCGCGGTGTTCCGGCGGGTTTCTTCTTTCCTCTTGAGGACCTTAAACCCTTCGTCGAGCGTTTTCGCGGCGGCGACTTCGGGGTCGCTAAGGTGACGCGCAACAAGTAGCTCCCGTCGGGTAGCCTCTTGATATGTGCCTTTACTGGAACCTCGAACCTCAACTGCAAGCTCAGCCACGGGAGGTGCCGGGTTTCCGAGGGCGAGAGCTTGGGCGTCCCGGAGGCGCTTGAGGCGGGAGGTCGCTTCGGCGCGCTCTTGCCATGTAAGATCGTCCCGCCGGATGTTCTCTTCGAGCTCGGCTTCTTCCGCCGCGAGAGGAGAGAGTTCTCCGAGATCGTTGCAGGGGACTAACGGTCCTGCGCAAAGGATTTCATTGTATCTGAACGATCCTTCAAGTGCCCAGATGTCCCGTATTGCCCGCAAACGGCGCTCCCCGGCCACGAGAACGAGCTGCGTTTTTCCTCTTTGCTGTGGGTCATAGTAGGTCCTTATAACAATGGGGTGGAGAAGTCCGTTGTTCTGGATAGACTCAGCCATTTCATTAAGGCTGGCGGGCTCGAACTCACGTCGCTGGCGGTTAGGCGAGATCACAATTTCGCTTATGTTGATGAGCTTCATGCTTTATCCGCCCGCCGCTGTGCAGCTAGATCACTGTATCCTTGTGGGTAGCGTTTGTTTAACTTTTCCATGTTTGCCTTTTCTAGTTGCTCTAGCGAGAGACCATGCAAGCAGCACATTGCTGTAAAGTAAAACAACAGGTCCCCGAGTTCTTCTACTACGTTAACGCCATCTTGAGGTTTATTGTAAACCCAAGTCTTCTTCACGTTATCTATAAGCTCTCCGGCCTCTCCGCAAATACCGACAGCTGCATGAAGCTGTCCTTCTATGTGCTTATCGTGTTTCTTAAACAGCTTCATTACAAACGTTCTGTATTCTGGACTCATAGTATTCTCTTTATGTGTAAGTGGTTAAACAGACGACGAATCCAATAGCTGCGGATCACTGATATCACTGTGAAGATAGCCGTGATCCAAAAGCCGCTGCTTGCGGTTACTGGTAAGTCAAACAGAGGCAGCACTAACAAAGTAATGACGTAAGCTATGCCGAAGCCGATCGCCGTGCCGAGGCCAGCTTCAAGTAGGCTGTGCCAGCGCTTCTGCATCATAGAGTTGTTGCAATAGGTCTGCGTAGTCGCACAGGTCTACCAGGTTGTCTCGGTCGTGGGCCGCCGACTCCCGCACCAGCTTAACGCAGAGCATGAACTTTGCTACGTCCTTGCCGGAAAAGGGATGGTCAAGGACGATACTCGCGAGGGTAGCGATCTGGTTAAAGCTCTTCTCAACCGGTCCATAGGCTCGGCGGCGGTCTCCGTGCACGAGGGCATGTGCTTCAAGCGCCACACTGCTGTCGCTTGCATCTTGCTTCATTGCGTTTCTCCTGAAACGAACAGGGGCTTTCGCCCCTG